ATATCCTCTAGAAGCTTACAAATGTTATTAAGTAAATATTACCTTCTTTATTATACTTTTTTAAATATTCATTTCTTTTATTTAGAATGTTACTTACAAACACTTCAGAAACAGGCTCTCCATTTCTATGAGAAGGCGTTTCACAAATAAGCAATCCCACATATCTAACCCTTTCATCACAGCCAGAATAGAAAATATCATCTTCATCAATAATATCTAAATCCACAAACGAACCATCGCTTCTTTCCCATACTTCTTTATTGAAAGTCCTTATATATGATTCTCCTGTTACCTCGTCATATCTAATAACACTTTCTTTAATAAGTTCTCTACTGAACTTTTCTCCAATTATAAGTAAACTACTACAATCTAATCCCACAAAACTCCCTCTAAGTTAACTGTTTTGCATATTCAGAAAGAAAAACAATCCCAAAAAAAACAAAGAAAATATAAATAATAGCCCATTTCATCTTTTTTTTGCTTGCAAGGTAAACAAAAGGAATAAATAAAATCATAATTCCAATATAAAGAGCCATTACAATTCCGGTGTTTAAAAAAGCTTGCAACATATTTTTAAAATCCAAACCTATAAGAAACTAAAGGAAAAAACATTATTCCACAACTGGAAATTTGAGGTATAACTAATCCTATTTCATGGAAAGAACTTTCAAGCTCTACTCCAAATTTTAAGCAAGGGAAAACCCCGGCATTTAATACATAATCATAGTCATCATTAACTAGAGCTACAAAAGCACCAGCCCCCAAGCCTAGATACGTATTGTTATTAAATTTCTTTAGGTGAGATACTCCAAGAGAAAGCCTATTTATAACTATAAAGCTTGAAAAATTTAAGTTTATGTCAAATCCGCTGTCCTCTTCCCATTTTCTAACACCAATAGTAACCGCAGGCAGAATTAAATCTGCCCCTATCGCGGTATAAGTAAAGGAATCAGCCTTTCTTTCAAAAGCACAAAGTCCGGTTGTTATTAAAATTAACGCTAACATTAGTTTTTTCATTATTCTTTTTCCTTTTTTTTCTCGTCTAAAATAGCATCGCTCAAAGCTATTCCGGTCATAAGAAAAAACATGTGTTCGTCTCTTTGATTCAGTTTAGCTTCGAGTTTATCTATTTTTTTGTTAATATCAGATTTAAAGTTGCTTAAAAATACATACGTGAAATATATAATACAGATACCAGTTCCGAATATTAACCCTTCCATTTCCATTTTAGATTTCCTTTTTTAATCGCCAGCTAATTATTGGCTTTCCAGTGTATTTTCTCAAATCAACGTTTAAAAGCTCAGGAATCGATTTATAATCAACCCTCCCTGCTCCTACACTCCTAGTATAGCGAAAGCCCCCAGAACAGGCGTTAGAATCGTTTGAGAGCGATTTTAAAGATTCTTCTAACAGCTTTTCTTCTTCGCACAAGGCTTTTTTAGATTGCTTCACCTCATATAGCCTTTTTGCCTTCTCTAACCATACGTCATCTTGTTCAATATAATCATCGTCAGTTAAACCAGGCTCTTTTAGATTTAAAACACAATCCCAAAATTCCTTTAGCTTTTTATCCAAATTTTTAATATATTCATCGTCTCTCTTTACCGTAACTATTATTCCCTCGTCATTATGAAAAGAGAAATAGTCAATTTCCGGAAGACCTGTAACCATGGCTTGCATCTGTACTTGAGGATAATATTTTTCTGGAATTTGACCGTTCTTAGCTAAAATATGATCTTCAAGTTTACAGTTTTTAATCTCTACGGCTCTATCTTCTGGTATATTTAGCCCATCTAACGATACCATAGCATAGGGATAATCTTTGTTTATTATACAATCTGGTCTAAATATACCTCCAACCATTTCCTGATAACGTTTTCTAGCCGGCTCTTCCATTTCTTTTCCGTATCTAGTAGCCGAGTTATCACAGTCTAAAACAGTAAGACCCAATTTTTCCTGCCATAATAGATAAGGGGTTTTTATTCTTCCGTCATTTGTTTTCCATTTAGAAACGCCCATTATAATTGAAGCATCGCTAGCCCCAAGATAACCCTTTCTAGCGTCTAACCATTCTTTTTCAGAAGCGAAAAATAATTTATCCATTTACGACCTCCTCATTTAATAACTCAGCAATTTTTTGCTTGGCGTTTTCTAAAACTTTAGTATACATTTCTTTGGGCATGTCAATATAATCTAGGATATTTTTTCTAGCTAAAAAAGAATCTATATCCGTTTTATAGTTTGGAACTTCTGCAAGCAAAGATTCCAATTCTTCCACCTCTTCTTTAGTTCTTTGATCAAGCGGAGCCTGGATAATTTCGACATCTTCGCTATAGTTTTTATCAGCAATAATATTAGGGTCGTCTTTTATCTCTCCTTCCACATAACAATTTCCGATTATGTCAGGGAATAGTTGGCGTGCCAATCTTGATAAAGCCCGAGCATATAACATATCTCTAGGATAAGTTATCCATACACCCCTATAGATGCCGGCTTTTTTAGCCTCTTCGATAGAAAAACTTTCTGTCCAACAATCCTTAGTATCGTTTCTTTTCCCATGCAAAATACAAATTGTATCATCGCTTTTTGAATCCCTTGTGATACTATGCTTTTGCGATCTGATAAGAGCCGCCATCATACGAGCCCCCATTTCGACTTTACCATTAATTATAGTTAATCCACCTTGCAAAGCCTGGATAGGATTTATATTTAATGATTTTGCGGTTTGAATAATTGCAAAAATTCCCTCAGCTTTCATTTTAGAGTAATGTGGGGTCTTCATTAGCAAAGAACACATATCTTGTGTATCTTTAAGTTCTGTTAAATAGTTGCTTTGTTTAACAACTTCTTTTTTTTCATCGTTAATTATCATCATAATTTCCTAGTTATTTAAAATTTTGTTTAGTTCGTTGTTTAATTCTTCTCTAGTTTTTTCTTCACATAATAAAAATTTCCTGGAATTTGTGTCATCACAAGCCCAAGCCCAAAAGCTAGAATCAAATTCAATTTCTACATAACTTAATTCTTCTTTTCTTATTGCTTTGCTAGTTCCAATTATCCAATCTTTCATTATCACCTCTAATATTCACTTGGTAAATAAATTACCGGTTTATTTTCTGTAACCCAACTTAAAAATAATCTTATCTTAAGTGGTGGATATCCGGTTAATGGGTACCCTAATATTTTATTACCATTTCCATCTTCATAACGCAACCCAAAAGATTCCGTATCAATTTCAACTACTACTAAGCCATCGTCTAAAGCTTCTTTTATTTCAGGTCTCATACAATCAATTAAAATATCTTGCATTAACCCAAAATTGTTTGTTTCTTTTGCTACATAATAAGTACCGTCAGTAAGAACGCCCTTACTTAAAGGCGTAAATCTGTAATATTGAGTTGTACCAATAAAATCATTTGTATCTAAATTTTTCATCATCATTACCTATAATTAGTGGGGGATTCCTCCCCCTGTTTTTTAAATATCTATTGATTTTGCTTTGTTATAAATTGCACTAGCTATAATTCTTTCGTTTTTATCGTTTGTTTCTCTTCTTATCCTTCTTTCTTCTTCGCTAAGATAAGTTACATTTTCAAATTTATACTCAACATTTTTCAAAACCTCATTTCGTGCTTTTAGAAGCTTAATATTTGCAATTTCATAACTTCCTAAATGATCTTTATGATTTTCAATATATTTATTTAATGTCTCTTCTTCGCAATGATAAAGACTGATTGATTCATATTGAACATAATCATTTTCATCTAGGTACATGTTTGATAAAATGCCGTATGTACTTTTCTTAGGAGCACACCAAGCGTTAGTTTTTGGGTTAAGTGTGCATTTACAAAACCTTTGCCCCCCGTTAGATTTATCGCTTGTTTCTATCCAATATCTAACTTTTGTTTTTAGCCTGAAACCCCATGGGTAATTGTCTACCTCATAGGCGTTATCAAAATTTGTGTGACCGTATATGTATTTTTTCATCATCTTTATCCTTGGCATTTCTGCCTTTTTGTTATTCTTGTTATTTTAAATATGCCGGACTATATGCCCCTAACCAACCATCCCAATATTTAGGCTCAAAAATATTACCCCTAGCATGCTTTTAAAAACCCCCTGTTTTTTCTAGCATTGGAAAATTAAAATATGTAGGTGTTAGTATGATGCTAACTTGTCCATTTTCTTCAAAAGCTGGCATCTGGCTAATTTTTGTAATTTTTGCTTTATCAATATTATGTTTCTGGCACTCTTCTAAGATTAGATTATAAAGGCTACTAGTATCATAATCAGCCTTGAAAGTGTTAAAACTTTGCATTTGAATATTTGTAGAGCCTTTTCTTTTAACCCACCAAATAGTTGTATTAATTAATTCTTTTTTCATCATCATCACCTTTTAAGTTAAAACCATACTCTATATCGGTAAGGATTATCTTGTGTATGGTCA